TCAGGCCGCTTGCGCCATAGGCTGTACGGCAAGGCGCAAGCCCATTGCTCGCAAAATGGCAGAGAGTGTAGCGGCTTGCGGGTTTCCATTATGGGATAAGGTACGGTAGAGAGACTTGCTGTTAAGCTGTGTTTTTTCTGCGATTTTCCCTACGCCTCCAAAAGATTTGCTCATCTGGCGTAAAACAACCATTGCTTCATCAATTGCACCGTCTTCCAAAATGGAGTTAAGCAATTCAATAGCATAGGTGGGGTCTTTCTGGAATACCTCCGCCATTGCCTCATCGCGGGTGCGGTCGGTCACTGTCATGGTTTTTCCTGTCTACTTTTCCAGTCGGTCAAATATTTGCAAGCTTTCTCAATGTCGGCTTGTTGTGTACCCTTGTCCCCTGCACAAAGGAGCAAAACGATTGCTTCATCAGCCATTGCATAGTAAATCCGATAACCTGGACCAGTTTTTATGCGTAGCTCCCAGACGCCGTCTTGGCAAAACTTGTGGTCGCCAAAGTTACCTAATTCAAGGCGCACAAGCCGTCTATCAATGGCTATTTTCCCCTTGGTATCTTTTAGCGCAAGATACCAGTCAAAAAATATATCGCGGCCTTTATCTGTAAGGTAGTGCTTTATCTCAAACATAAGTACATGGTAGCTTATAAGCGACAATTAGTCAAGGTTTTATTTACCCTCTAAATCCGCCCCTGTTCTGCCAGCCTTTCCCCAATCCACCTCACCACTGGCGCGGGCGTTGCCGATAGGCTGGCTAGCGTGCGCCGGTCGCCTGAACCTGCTTTACCCATTGCTGGCAGGCTTCTAATCGGTTATCGGCCTCTCTGCCGATGGCGATAATTCGAGCAATATCGCCCTCAATCGTGCTTCCGCCTGCGGGGGCTGCATCAGCCACACCGGCGGCGGGGGGATTTTCGGGCAGGCGCATTGTGGCAGTGCAGGCTTGCCATTGTTTGCGCAGGCGGACAGTGCCAGTGCGCAAATCATCAATAAGCTGCTGGTTATCACTTTCGATTTGCTGCTGCCGTTGCACATAGTCGGCCTCCAGTTGGTGCAGTTGTTGCGTCAGTTGCTGTTCAATACGCCGCGCGCCCGCCTGTGCATCGGCGAGCGCGAGCGATTGCGTAGCGTAGAGGTCAGCCAGCACCGCGCGGGCTTCCTTGTCGCGCCACTGCCAGCCAAGGAACGCGCCCAGCAGGAAAGCCGCAAGGCCAGCGAAGGCAGGCAGGGCAAGGCGTGGCATGGCTACTCCCCTGTTACCGCCAGCACCGCCATGTCATGCAGCGCCGTCCAGGTGGAGGGGTGCGGTTTGCCCGGCCTCCAGTTGCGCAGGTAGTAGTGCCAGGCGGGCAGGCTTTCGCCCGCGTCCGGTAATGGCATGGGGTCTGTCCAGAGTAACAGGCGGGCAAGCTGGCAGGCGAGGATGTCATCCGTTTCCAGCAAGTAGTACGCTTGTTCGGCGAATATTGCGTCTTTTTCTGCGCAAAGTTTTTTCGCAAGGTTGCCGCTCGCCTTATGCGTCCAGACGCCTTGTACGCCGGTTAGTTCAAACTGCCAGAAGCCGCGTGCCGGGCCCTTGATTTGTTTTCGGTGGGTAAAGCGGCTTTCCTGCAACCCGATAGCCAGCAGCAGGATTTCGGCCTTTTCGCCCTGCATCTTTTTCGGCAGGGCGGACAAGGCGGGGCGGATGATTTGTACCAAGGCTTCATCAGCGGTCATGAGCTAAATACCTTCCATTGATTGCCAAAACGGATGCGCAGCGTTTGGTCGGCCTCGCAGGCGGCTTGCCGGATGTCGCGGAAAACCCATGCGCCGTTTTCAAAACTGGCTATTTGATGGGCTTTACCCGCCCATGCGCCGGTCGGGCTGCTGCCGACAATGTGCCGCTCGCCATCGGCAGGGCTGGCAGGCGGGTTGTTGCTGCCTGCGGTCAGCACAAAAACCTGCTCGCGCGCGTCCATCTCGCGCAGTGCTTCATTGAGACCGGCGGCAGGGTCGATGGTGTTTTCGGGGACAAATGGGATGGCGTTGTAAAGAGTCTGGCTCATGGGGTAATGCTCGCGGGATGGCCTGCGCCGGTCAGTTCGTGCACCTGCTGCACGCTGATTGGGGCGTTGCTGTAGGGAAGGGTCAGCGTGCTTGCGGTGGTTTCCCACGCTTGCCCGCCACGGGTGACACGGTAATGTTTAAATCCGGCCGAAAGGGACACTTGCGCACCGCCCCCGCGCCTGCCCACCCCTTGCCAGGTCAGAACAAGGTCATTGCCGCTGCGCCTGGCTTTCAGGTACGAGGGTGCGGGTTCTTTGATGCCCTGCACGGTCAATGTCTGCCAGCCGGTGCTTTGTGCGATGACGCCGTAGCTGGTGGCACGCAGGGTCAACGGCCTTAAAAAATCAAATCGCTCAATCGGCACAAAGTGCACATCGTCATCCAGCACAATAAAACGCTCGCCGCTGGCGTGCGCTGTTGCCTTGGTATGCTTGCGTCCACGCAGCAGGCCGGTTAATGCCCACTCGGTCTCGCCGATTTGATTAACGCCGGAAAAGTTAATCAGTTCATCGCCGACCAGCGCCAGGTTGACGCGGTTTTGCATCTCGGCCTGCGTCGCTGCCAGCAGTGCCATATCGGCGCGGGCGAGCGTGACCTTCAATGTGTGGACGTCATCGCGGTATTCGTGCCGATGAAAGGGCAGCGGCGCGGTGGTCGTGCCGAAGGTGCAATAAGCGGTGACGTCCTCGCCGTCTGCAAAGTTCACGCCGTCGCGCGAGAGTTCAAGTTCCGCGCCGTCCCAATTGCCCCCTTGCGGGGTGACGGCCAGATAAAACCCTGGCCGGTCATCTTCACCTTCCAGCGGCGGCGCTTCAAAGGCATGGAACAAGGTATCGCTGATGACTTGGTCTGGCGCTTCATCCACCGGCGCACGCGGGATGCCGGAAATACTGGACTGGTACGCACTCTTGCGGTCGTAGACGGCTTTTATTTGCTGCTGCCCGCCTTCCAGTTCCACGCTGATAATGCGCAGGCGTGCGCCGTCCAGCGTGATGATGTCCGCCGGTGCGAGGGCGATAAAATTATCAGGCAGTTTAAAAGTGACCTCACCGCGCGCTTCTTCCAGCGCGATTTTGTGGCAGATAACCACCGATTGCGCGGCGCTGTCGGCCTCCATCAAAACGGCGGTTTCCCGTTTTTTGGTGTCTTTGGTGCGCTCATCGCGCACGCGGTCGGAGGTTTGCGTGTCGGCCGTCAGCCCGCCTTCGGTATCAAAATAGGCCAGTTGCAATAACGCCGGAACCCGCTTGCTTTCGCGGCGCTTTTTTTCTTTGGCCGCTTCGGTTAATTGTTCGCGCACAATCGCCATGACCGGCTCGCCCGCTCTTGGTACAAAATGCAGCTTGCCGCCGTGGTTGGACATATCCCATAAAAAAGTTTCGGACAGGTCGTTTAATGCCTCGGTCAGTGGTTGTTCGTTGGTCAGCGAAAACCCGTCAGCCATGCCTGCGATAAAATCGACGCTAAACCGCCCCACGCCTGCCCGCCCGCACAGTTCCTCCAAAATACCGGCGACGCTCCACGCGCTGTCAATAGCCATAGTCCACCTTCAGGCGGTATTGCATGCGCAGTTGCCGGTTCATGCCGATTGTTACCAGGCCACTGCTGCCGACATTGGCCTTGATTAAATGGGTCGTTTGGTAACGCTCGCTGCCAAGGCGTTTAACCAAATGCCCGTTTAATAAATAAGCCAGTAGGACGTCCGATTGCGCATAGCCTAAAAAGTCGCGCTTATCGTCTAGTGCCACGCGCGGGGTGATGGCGTTTTGTTCCAGCGTGATGATGGAAAAGGCTTGCGGCACGCTGTCGTAAAAGCGCAGCCTGGCCTGCCCGTTTTCCACATAGGCAAGCACCGGCTGCATGTTTTGGTCAAAGCTGAAAGAAAACTCGGTTAAATACGGGCGCTGCCAGATAATAAAGGGCGCGACCGTTTCCGAAAGCATTTGCACATAGCTGCTTTTTTCGCCGGCATTAAAAAGCCGCGCTTGCCAGACCTGCTGATTTAACCCGCCTGCCGGATTTTGAATGGCCATGCCGCCGTCTTCATAATCCAGCGTGCGCGTTATTGGCCGGTTTCGTGCGCCTGCAAAAGGTTTCATTTAAGCACGCGCCCAACTTAGCTCAACATTAAGCGTCAGGGTTTGCTCGGCGGTTTTCATGATGGGTGGGTCAAGGGTGACTTTATAGTAGCAACCGTAACCATCATTACTATGCCCAAAACCAAAAACAAACCAATCAATACCTGCGCTGTAGTTGCCTATATCGATAGGTACGAGGTAACTGGCGTTTCTTTTAAAAGAGTTGTTGATATAAGGCGCAGTGGTTAATGAACCACTGGATGTACTTCCTAAGAATTGCGTGCCAGAATACAGGCTTATCCCCCCCTGAAAAAACCCCATTCTTTTTATGTTCATACTACTTATTACCCAACCACTGGGTTGGTCAGTATGGAGCGCTGTTATTGAAAAATCATGCGTGCCACTGCCTGCAATATTCGCCGTACCGGTTACCGCGGCTTGAGGCCAGTACACGCGAAATTCCCATGTTACCTGCAAAATCTCATCCGGCAGCACGGTTATTGTTGTCGGATTACCTTGTGCATCTTTAATCAGGGCACGGGAAATAAGTATACCGCCTGTGGAAACACCGACTTCTGCCAGATTGCCTGCCGCTTGTCCTTGGTCAAATTGAAATGTCTGCCTAAACCACGAATAATTAGAGGCGAGCTCTTTGCCATTTAGATAGTTTAAACCGCTTGATGTTACTGCCTTTAGCGCGGCAAGCTGGGTGTCAGTAAAAGCAGGTGGCGTATTGCCAGTGCCAACAACGCAAGACAAACTGCTATATGAGCTACCAGTGGTTCCTAAAAGGTTCATATAACCATCGGTTATCAGGTTATCAAACCAATCCGCCAGCACGCGCGGTGGATTACCGGGGACAAAGGCTTCCATCTTGTAACGTCCGCCTAGCTTGTTCATTGCAAAGTACCTCCTAAAAAAAGTGCACCGCTGGCTAATGCCTCGGTGTCGGCCTGTTGGGTAATTAAAATGGCTTTTAATGTGCCGCCTGCAAAGGTTGCGCCGCTGGTGATTTGTTCATGGCCGACCGTCATGGTTTGCAGAATGGCTTTCAGTGCGCCGCCGTTAAACGTCGCGCCGCTTTCGAGACTTTCAAAACCGACTGCTTGCTGATTTAAAATGGCTTTTAATTGCCCGCCATTAAATACCGCGCCGCTGCTTAAATGGTCGCTGAATTTAGGTTGGCCTTTTAATTGCCCGCCGCAAAACACGGCGCTGCTGCTTAGTTTTTCTTGCTCGCTTAGCGGGTATAAATCCGTTTCAATATCGAAGGTTTCCGCGCGTTCGACCTCAAATACCCATTGCGGTAAAGCGCCGGTCATCTCGGTTAAATCTTCGTTGATGGCGACCATATAACACGTGCCACGGTAGGCCGGTACATTGCCCACGCCCCAGATGCTTTCCAGCGTAGGGTCGGGCATTTGCTGCCAGTGGCCTAAGTACAGCCGGAAGCGTTTTAAGAAAACACCGTTATTGCGCTGCCCCCAAGCGTTGCCGCGAGCGTCGTACACCAGCTTGTTGTTGCGCCAGATACGCGATATGCCCGAAACCGGCCCTTCGCAAATGCCAATCGCATAGGTGCGGTAAACGTGCTCGACCTTGGCCTTCTTTTTGCTGCCGCTTACCTTTTGCTTGAGTATTCTTTTTATGGGTTTTTGTACGTGGATGACGTTGCCGTTAATCGGCCTTACCCGCCCGTAAATGATTTTGCGTGCGCCGCCTTCTTGCGCGGTTTGTTGCGGGATGTCGCCCAGCAGTTGTTTGGGCGGCCTCGGTGTGCTGAACAGGCCGCTCATGGCCGGTATCTCGCCACAATGCGAGCGAGCCATTCATCGCTTAGCCCGTGTTCACAGACCTGTAATTCACTTTGGCTGTGTATCAGTGTGAAACGGTTGTCGTGCCTGGCTATCAGGGCAAGGTGCGAGGGCCAGGGATTGTCTGGCAGGTGGATTAAGGCAATATCGCCTGCCTGAATAGCCTCGTTAACCGGCTCGCCCAAATAGTCAAGCAGCGCTTGCTCCAGCCCGTCTTGCCAGGGCACGCGGCCGTAATTGAGACGGTCTTGCACGGTCAGCCCGCCTGCCTCCAGCGCTTTTATGATGAGACCTAAACAATCTATTCCAAAGCGCGAGCGCCCCCTGTGCCGCCACGGGCAGCCCACGTAAGAACGCGCGGCCTTAATGGCAGCCATCGGGTTGTAACCTGCGCTCATGGCAGCAGCCACTCCGTTAGCGCCAAAGGCTCAAGGCCGCTATCAAAATGCCTGCCACCGTGCCGCTGGCGGCAATCAGATAAGCCAACGCATGCAGCTTGCCGATTTTATCGGCGGCTTCTTCACTCATTTTTCCGTGGATATTCATTTGTGTCCTTGAGATACTTTTGCTGCTAAAATCCTTCATGTTTTCCTCATAAGTACGGTTTATGGGGTAAATCCAAACCCGCCGGTTGCCCGCCAGCGGGTTTTCTCTGCCTGCTATGTCTGTGCAATGGCCGTTATCAAGCTGGCCGCAGCAGTTATCAACTCCGGCAACCGCCAGGCAAAAACCATTGCAAAAGCGCCGCCAATCACGCCCCATGCCAGCCTCCGGACTACGGGCGACCTGTCCAGTATTTCCATAACGCACCTCATTGCCCTATAATCGGGATGTTTCACTGCTTAAGTTCCTATGTCGCTGATAGGGATTTAAACCAAACCCCGCCTGTTTGCAGCAAGCGGGGTTTTTCTTTGTTTCAGGGTTGTATCGCGCTGCCATTGAGCCCCCCGAATACCTGTGCCGAGGGGGTCATGCTTTCCAGACCGTCGCCGGTAGGAATAAACGGCTCGCCTTTGTAGTTGATAAAGTTGTTGTATTTAAGGCAGTCGGACGGGGATTTGTTGCAGTCTTTACGGATAGTGAAGGTATCGCCTGGTTTGATACGAAAGCGCAGCGCTTCAAATAACGCAACGGTATTGTCACTGGCCGCTTCGATTTTATGCAGACGACTTCCGGCGTTATCGCCGCCTGTCCATAACACGCGCCCCACGGCATAGGCCGATGTGTCCAGATTGCCGCCGAAAATTCTGAACGGGTCGGCCTCATCCACCGCCGTAACAATGCCCGCCGTAAAGGGCGCACTTGCGCCGCAGCCGGTTTGGCTACCTGCGGGCGTGCCAAATTCGGCGCGGCAAGCCCGCGACCAACTCGCGCCGATGTGTTGTTTTAAGCGAGCCGCGTAGCTTAATAATTCCGCCTGCCAGTCACCGGCTTCTTTGGTTTTAACCTCGCCGATGTCGCCTGCGTCCAGCAAGGCGGTATGCTCATCGTCTGGCTGCTGCCAGCAGGTTAAATAGAGTTTCCATGTGGCACCGTCCAGCTGGCCGTTCAGCAGCGCGTTTTCTGTGATAAGGGCATTTAATAATGAACGCGCCTCGCCGTTATCCACCGTTAAATCGCTGGCACTGGCAATAACCGACGGGTCAAAACCGGCCTTGTAGGTCAGTCCGTCGTAAGTGACCGGTGCATCCAGACTGCACAGGCCGAAACGCTGCCCGTTTTCCAGTGTAATTTGCAGCAGCAGGCAGGTGGTTTGTACGTCGCCCTTTAAATGCGCCTGCAAGCCCGATGGAATAACGCGCATATCAGAGCCGCACTTCAATCAAGCCAACATCGGCGGACAATATAAAGTCGCCGCCGTTTTGCCCTAAAGGTTCGCAGTCCAGCCGGTCGCTTTCAAAACGCACGGGGGTATCAAATTCGCCGCTCCAGGTTAAAACACTGCCGACGCTTGCCGTTAGTTCCACTTGCCCGGTGCTGTAATTGATTTGCGCAGCAATCGGCGTGCCGTCTGCAAATAGCTGGACCGATACCGGCTTTTTAATCGGTTTTTGCAAAAACTGCCCACCAAAGTTGTAGCTTTTAACCAGAGGCAACGTTTGTAATGTGCCGTCGGCAATGCCGATACTTTCGTTATCGGCTTTAAAGTCCAACCAGTCTTTAAAACGAAAGGCGATGGCGCTGCCCCTGCACACTAAATGCGCGTGGCGTACCGCCTGGTGGTGTTCCGGATTAACCAGATTGTAACGAATGGAATAACGCCCCAGCGGCAAGCGCCATAAACTGGCGCGGCGCTCGTGTCCGCTTTCCAGCTTGCTGATGCGGGTTTTAAATTCGTGCCCAAATTCGCTGCCGTAGGCGACGCAATCCAATAGACGCTGTTCGATAAACATAGGCTATCCTCTTGCGTAGATTTTATAGTATTTCTTGATTGAAAAGGTAGCGTATCTGGCGCTAATCTTGCCGCTAATGGGCAGCAATCGGGCAGCCCCATACCCCAAGAGAAACGAAAAATGGACGACAGAGCAGCGCTTGATATTGAAAAAATCCGCGCAGAATTGGAGGCTACCCGCGCAGGCATTGAAAAAACCCGTGCAGAAGTGGATGAGGCCATTGCCAGAACGCGGAAAATCCTTACCGAAAATAGATGGTATCCCGCCGTAGGAACGGCAGCCCTGATCGGCGCGGTTATCGCACTAACCAAATTATTCCTTTAATCTGGAGCGCCCTGCCAAAAGCGGGGCGTTTGCCCCATGTCTTATATCCCGCCTGCTCCACACGATTTACAGCGCTTAAAAAATGAATTGGGCGCAACCGGTAAACAAATGGCGCGCCTTGCTTGTGTCAGCGAACAACACTGGCGGCGCTATACGGGTGGGGCGACGCCTAAAAGCATGCCCTATTCAAACCTGTTTCATCTGGCCGCGCAGCTTGAACTGGATAAAACTGTGCTGGAGCGGGTTTTTAAACGCATGCGCGCGATTGGTGCGAATGGCGACTGGCTGCTTGAATGATGCAGTTTGGTTTTAGCCAGCACGTGATTAAAACAGCCCTCACCAGTATTTTTATAGCGCTGCTTTTGGCGGGCTGCGTTCATGACGCGCAATACGGCAAGATTGAGCGCAGCGGCAGCGGTTTGTTTCTTGAGCGATTGACCGTTATTCGAGAAGGCACTTACCCCACCGAACACTTTTCTCGTTGCGTTCATCGCTACGCTCGCTACTACCCTGCGCCAAAGGGCAAAAGCGAGATGGCGAGCCATGATAATGGGCGGACGTTGCAGCTTGCCGGTAATACGCGCTGGCGGTTTGCTTTTGCCCTGCGCTTCATGCGCTTTCAATTAACCGCGCAACAATACAATACGCGCTTTTATACCTTTGAAAAAATTACCAGCGGGGAGCTTCGCCTGTCCAATCAGGGCGCGGTCTGGCCGCTTGCCGCGCGGGGAGCGGAAGGGAAAGCGGGGCTGGATGCGCTGGTGGCGGTGGTCGATACCATCGAGCAGTGCCTGAACGGGAACAGCCGATGAGGGCAGACAGACGCTTTCGCGTTCCCCCGTCAAGCGACTTTCTTTAACGGCATGCGTATCTCTACCGCGTCAAACGGAACAAAGATGCAATCGTTGACGTCGCGCTCAATCAGCCCTAAACCTTCCAGCGCGGCAACATCGCGGTGTACGTTGGAGTAGTTGCGCTTTGCGGCCTTCGCCAGCCTGTAAACAGTGCAAGCCCCTTGTTTATGCAGCGTATCAATAAGCTCAAGCCTTGTGCCTGTTAAATTTGACCAAAGCAGCCTTGCGCTTTCAAAGTGCAGCCGATAATCCGCTTCTTCACCAGCAGCCAATTGCAGGGCTGCCGTATCAAATACCGCGTCATGTGGGGCTACATCGACTATTGCTTTCATTTGTTTTGCTCCCTCCATTGCAGGACATCGCTTTTAAAGTCAGCCAAAAGCTGTTCAGGGGTATTGAACAAGTAAGGCAGTTCATCTCCGTCGATATGCTTGTGGTCGCCTTTGCCTCGCTCATTGTCATAACCCACAACGCGCAAGCCGTCCACGATATAAACCAGCCGGTACTTGTACCGATGCAGCGAAGGCGGGACAGGCTCGGGTAAATGCCAGACGGTTATCTCAATGAAGCTACCATCGTTGTAGTATTGGCGGGTACGCGGGGAAATGACGATGGCTTTCATAGATTGCATTCTACACACCTATGTAGAAAAAGCAATCTATTGCTATGCCCTTATCCCAACCTCGCATTCACCATCCGCTGCGACCGGGCGCTTTCGGCGGCTAGCTGGCTGGCGGTGCGGTTATCTACCGTGCCGGTGACCTGGATGGTTTGATTGATGACAGACGGCTTGCGGTTGCGCTCGCCCTGGTTCTGGCTGCGTTGCTGCTGGCTGATGCGCTCCAGGGTGGCGTCCAGTTTGGCGGAGGTTTTGGCGGTAGTGACGCGCTCGCCTTTTTCCAGCAGCCAGGTGCCGCTTTGCGGCACGCTGTCGATGCCGTCATGCGCCAGCCCGCGTATTTTGGCGACATCGGAAAGCCCTTTTGCCGTGACGGTCGCGGCGGCTATCGGCCCCATAATCCAGCCGATGATAGGGATTTGCGAAGCGCTCGACATGGCCGCAGTGGCTGCCTGGTAGGTGTTGATAAGGGCTTGCGCAATGGCTGCGGCCTTGCCTGCGGCACGCATCTTTTTGTTTTCGCTGTCTTGCAGGGAGGCGACCGCACCCAGCGCGGAGCTCATGTCTTTTAAACTTTTCCCCCAGCGGGCGCTTTCAATCGCGGCTATGGCGTCTTCGTGCTGTTGTTTTAATTCGAGTTCTTTTTCATCCCAATGTTCGCTCAAGTCGCTGCGCTGCTGGCGGAATTCTTCCAGCAATGCCAGTTGCTCGGCGTACCATTCTTTTTGCGCCTCAATATCTTTTTCAAACTGCTCGTAGGGGTTTTCGGCCTCTTTTTGGTATTTGTCGGCGGGTGCGTCGTTATCAAACGCGCCTTTCGTCAGGCGTTTGAAGCTTTCGTTATCACGCTCGCCGGTCAATTGCTCCATCGCTTCCAAAATGGCGAGTTGTTCTTGCAGTATCTCCTTATTGCGTTCTTCTTCGCTTTGCAGGGTTTTAACCAGGGATACGTAATTTTCGCGGGTGGTTTTTTCCTGTTCGAGTTTTTCGACAATGGCGAGTTGATTTCTGGCCTGCGCCAGCTGGCTTTGGTTAGCCCCTTGCAGCGCCAAGTCGTAGAGCTTGACCTCATCCTTGTTCATGCCCCAGGTTTTGGCGGCGCGTTCGAGGGCGCTGATTTCTTTATGGATGGCCTGTTGCTGTCTGGCATGGGCTTTTGCCGCTTCTTCGGCGGCTTTTTCTGCGGCTATCCTGCTTTTTTCGCTGGCCTGCCAGCGTTTGTATTCGGCGTCCAGTTGTTCTTGCGTTTTATTGCTCTCGCCGGTTTTGCCGGTGTTGCCCTCGCTGGCGGGCGGCGCTTTGGGCGGCAGGGCGCGGGGTACGCCAAATTTCATCCAGTCATTATGTATATCGCGGATGCCTTCGCGGGTGGCACTGGTACTGTCGGTAATTTGTTTTAAAACGCCTTGCCCGAAGGTTTGAATGATGCCTACCGGCGTAAGCAGTTTGCTTGTGTCGGCGTTGGCGATTTCATCCATGCCGCCTTTAACGGCGGTCATCTGAGCGGCGATGGCTTTTCCGACGCTGCTGAAACTGATTTTGATGCCTTCCAATACCCGCGCCAATCCATTAAAGGCTTTTACCGCAAGGTCTGCATGTTCAACGATGGCGGTCAGGCCGTTAATCACGCTGGTGGCGATTTCGGCAAATTGCGCTTTGGTTTTCGGGTCGGTCAGTACCTTGTTCAGCTCTTCCAGCGCGGTTTTGGCGCTGTTCAGGCTGCCGTTTTCGCCCACCAGCAGGCTGGACAGGTTGTTTTTCACCGCCGTCAGTGCGCCGCTGAAGGTGTCTCTGGCCGCAATGGCCGCGCCCTTGTAGCTTTCTTCCAGCGCGGTCAGGATGATGTCTTGCGCCTCGGCGGTGCGTCCGGTTTGTTCCAGCCACTTAATCAGTGCTTTTTGTTCGTCGCTAAAACGAAAGCCCTGCCGTGACAGCGCGGCCATGCCTTTGCTGGGGACGTCCAGCGCGCGACCGATGGTTTCCGCCGCGCTGCTGATGTCCGTACCCATGCGCGTTGCCATGTCGGCAGCCGCTTGTTGGGCTTTGACCAGTTTCTCTCCGACAATGCCGCTAAAGGCAAGCAGGGTGGTTTGCGCTTTGGTAATGCTGCCCGTGTCGAAGGTGGAGGCATTGGCCAGTGCCTGCCCCATTTTGTTTAATTCGTCTTGCGTAAATCCGGCCGCCTGGCCGGTGCTTTCCAGCACCGCCGCCAATTGCGCTTGCTGCGTTTCCAGTTCGACGGTGTTCTGGATAATCTCTTTAATGCCATAAGCGGCAAGCCCCGCACCGATACCGGCCAGCGCCGCCGTGGCCGCTTTGGCGGCTGCGGCCATGCGCTTTTTCATTTGCTCGCTGGCACGCGCCATTTCTTCGGTTTTGCGTTTGGTTTGCCGCTCGGCCTGGTTCAGCCCGTCAATCAGTTTGCCGACCTTGGCCTCCAGTTCAATCACCAAAGAACCTAGCGCATTGGCATTAGCCATTTAACAATGCTCCATTATCAAGCCCACTGCCGCAGGGCTTTATCGAGCGCGGGCAGGGGTTTTTCCTCGTGCGGCAGCAGGTCGTAAAAGTCCAGGTTTTTAACCCCCAGGTGACCTAACAGGATTTGCGCAATCAGGGCGGCGGCTCTGTCGATACGCAGCCCCTGATGTAATGAGCCGCGTTTTTCGATATAGGCCGCCCAGGCGAGAAATTCGGCATAACTTAGCGTGCGCTTGACCTCGGCTACGGTACACCCGCCAATGCCGTTTAGTGCTAATTCATGCCAGATTTCCTCTTCGTGGCTTAGGACTTTCCCGCCATGACGGTCTCATTAAAGGCATTGACCAGGGCTATGGATAGCTCCATACAAAGCGGCTTGCCGGTTTCGCCTTTGATGTCGGCCTTGCTGTATAAAGGCTCGCCTTTTTCATTGCACAGGCTTTCGCTTAGGCGCTGCGCGACCAAATCAGCCGTGGGCTGGCCTTCTTCGTTGCGGCCAAACAGGGCGTACCAGCTTAGCGGCTTAAAGTAAACCGTGGCTTTGTGGCTTTTTCCTGCGTTTTCCCATTCAATGACCTTGGGAACAGGGGCGCTGGCGTAGGCGGCGGGTATGTCCAGCGGGTTTGGGATGGCGGTCATGTTCTGTCTCCTTTTTTCGTCGGTTACGCTTTAATCAGCCACTGTGCCGCGCCGCTGCGCTGGATGGTCATTTGTGTCGATACGGCGGAATTTTGCGCAAAATCAAAGGGGAAATCGCTGATATAGCCGTTAAAGACAAACCAGGTGCGGGTATTGGGCAAGTCCCAATCATCGCCTGTGGCGTTGACGGTCGGCGCGTCCGTGCCGTCGCTCCAGCCTACGGCAAAGGAAAGGTCTTTGTCTTCGGCGTCGTCGCTTTGCGCCAATTGGTGCAGGCGGACGTGGGTAGCGTCTTTCGGGTCAGCCAGTATCGTTAAGCTGGCCTGGCCGGGTGTTCTAAGCCCAGGCATATAGCGGCGCGAGCTGTCGGACAGGCAGGTAATCTCGATCTGGTCGGACGGGTTGCCGCCCGGGCTGAAGGTGGTCGGGCAGCCGATTTCCATCACCTGCAATTGAGTAGGGGTTACGGGGTTGCCGAATGCATCCAGTTGGCGCACCAGGACGTAAATATTGGAAAGCTGTGCATTGATTGCCATGAGTGAAATCCTCGTTTTAGTAGCGGGTTATCCGTAGATCGAAGCTGGAGCGCCACAAATGGGCTTCGGCTTCAAACGCTTCCCATCCATAACGGACAAACTGGACTTGCCGGTAAAGCGTATTGATAAAGGCTTGGGCGATATTGACCGCCTCGTTTAAGGTGGTTGCATAACAATCCACCTGCAATAACGCGCTGTCATAGGCTTTGTCTCCATTGAGGGCGAATTCTGGCGCACCGCCGATGCGCTGCCAGACGGCATAGGGGGGCTGTACATCGCGCGGGGCGTTGCCAAAGGGATACAGGCGAAACGGGTTGATGCCCAAAAAGGCTTGCAGGGCGGGTTTGTCCTTGCACAGGGCAAACAGGGGCGCGTGCATCAGGCGTTCCCCCGTTGAATGGCGCGGGTAATGGCTTTTTGGTATTCATCCACAAAGGTATGGATGGCCGCTTGTGCGCTTTCTTGCAAAGCAGGGCGCATAAAGGGTCTGGCCGCGACGCTGTTTGTGCCCAGTTCGGCTTTTTCGGCGCGGCTTAATTTGTCCATGCGTTTCAAGCGGCCTTTGCCCTGGCGTTTTCTGTGGCCGAATTCCAGCAAGCGCCAATACCAGGTGTCTTTACCGGGGTTGTTTTCCGCGCCGTCACGGTGTTTTGCGCCGCCCCTGATGCCAATACGAAAGGCAATGTCGCCGCTGCGTTTAAAGCGCCGGTTATTCCAGCGTACCGCCACGTTGGCGGCAATATGTTCCGCCGTTTGCGGGTCATCCAGTTGCTGCGCGCGGGTTTTAATGGCTGCGGCTATGACATTGGCCGCTTTTCTTCCGGCAAAACGCCCGCCTTTGTAGCGCGTATCCTGTTTGACCGTTTGCAGGCGGGCTATCAGCGCCTGCACCCCTTCCATGTTCACGGACAGTTCCATTTATGCCCCCACCTGTTTAAGTAGCAGTGTCTGGTACTCTTTACCGCTTTGTTTGTCTGCCAGTACGCCTTCAATGGAATAAGTGACGCCGCCTTCAAGCAAGCGCATGCCCGCTTTAATACCCGCGCGATAACGGATAACCGCCCGTGCGCTAATCTGGTTTTGCACGGCAGAGGCGGCAATAAAATCCCGCGCCGATAACGGCTCGATATTTGCCCATACGGTGGCGAATAATTGCCAGTTATCGATATGCGCACCCGTTACAGGGTCTTGGCCTGCCACTGCTTTTTGCAGTATGACGCGCTGGCGTAGTGTTCCGGCTTGCATGGCTAACACCTGCGCCTGAATGAAGCGCCCTGTCTTGCGATATGCTTTAAGGCTCTCACACCAGAAGCAGCCCGCAAGGAGGGCGAAAAATGGAAAATAACGAAAAATTGTTGCTGGATAGGCAACGGATGCGACAATTGCTGGGAAAACTGGCGGATATTTACCCGCAATCCTTGGTGGAGCCAGAACTGGCGGACATCAAAGACAACGCGGCGCAGCGCATATTGTTTTACCTTCATGGACACGGATTGATAGAAGGTGATTGCCATAGAACGTTTTTTTCCGCCGCCAAAATTACCGCAAAAGGTCTCGACTTCCTCGCCGATGACGGTGGTTTGAGCGCCATTTTGGGTGTCGTTACGGTCAAGCTGCATGATGAAACCTTAAAACGTTTGATAAGTACCAAAATTCAAGAATCTGATTTGCCTGATGAGAAAAAACGCGCCTGGCGGGCAGCGCTTGAAAATATGTCTGCGCACGGCATGCAGCACCTGATAACAAAGTTAATTGATATAGGTATTGAAAACACACCGAAACTGGTCTCATTGCTATCACGCTTTTTCAATTAATCGTTATCACCACTGAATAACCTCCGGTTGTAAGTGTTATTTTTGTCTATCACAACGGGTGGCAGCTTGTTTTTAACAAGCTCAACCGCTTTTTTTATTCGTTTCACCGTATCAAACAGGTTCAAGCGTGGGTTTTTATCAAATAAAGCACATGCCAATTGCATTAGCTCGGATTGGTCGAAATCAACCGAGCAGCCCTTTTCGGGAAGATGTCGTATTTTATAATTTATTTCATCGCTGGAGGACGACGCATTCTTGGTTAAATAATGAACGGTATCGATAATGCTTTCGGTAACCTCATCAATATTTAAATCAGGATGCTGATAGACAATACCCCATGCAAAAGATAGAACCTGCCCCTGGTCGAGATAAGAGATTTTACCTCTCCCATTTAAATAAATGTAGATATTAGGGATAAATGTGTCCATGGGCAAATCCTCTTTAACGGATAACAATCGGTTTGCCGCTTAAATCAAACGCGGGCGGCGCTTGTCTTTCATCGGTCTCTTCTGCTTCATTCAACAGTATCTGGCCTATCGCTTGTGTTAATAACGTGATGGCTTTTGTCTGCTCGCTTAGCGCGCTTATCAAGGGTTGCAGCTGTTGTTCCAACGTGGCTTTCATGGGGCTTTGCTCCGGTTAACAGGGACAGGGCGCGGGCTTTGGCTTCATCTGCCCATTTTTTAAGGGTTTGACGGCGTTTTTCGCAGCCTTCGCAAATCAGCATCTAGAAACTCCAATATTTGTAGGGCAGCCATAGACTATCCACGGCAAAAGGGATTTTATGCAGCAGTTTTTCACTCACGGCCTCGCGCTGCGCGTACCAGTGGCCGATAAGCAATAACGCGCCTTGTTTTATTGCGTCGTTCAGCAATATCTCGTTTTTAATGTCTTCTGCTTTGGGTAATGCGTCGGGCGGGATAATCAGCTTGCGGTTTGTCCAGAGTTCAAAAGCGGCCTTGGCTGCCGCGCTATAACCTTGCAATAGCGCGTCTTCTTCCGCGTGGTCAATGCGCAGGTGGCGCTTGAGTGTGTCGAGAGCAAGCATGGGCTTACCACCAGCGAACCGCGGTTATCAGTTCCGGCAAGGCGTACAGGGACGCAACAAACAAGCCGCCCCAAACGACCGCCAATATCCGGTTAAAGCGTTTTTCCGGTAATCGTTCTGCCAACATGCGCATTTCCTTTACGGTTTTGCTAAAATCCATTGGCCGCAATACTCCTTGTCTTTGTTGCGGTTGCTTTGCTTCATGCGCTTACATGAAGTCCCAAACCCTGCCGATTGCCCGTCGGCGGGGTTTTTCTTTGTCTTTTGGCCGTTAGCGCCAGAGGCTTAAGGCCGTTGCAAGATGCCCCGCGCCATACAGCACGCCGCAAAAAGCCGCGATATACAGCAGGTTTCTTAAATGTTTGCTGCCTTCCAGAACTTTCAGCGCTTCCACAAGTTGCTCTCCAATGCTAATATTCATCGCGTATTTCTTCCTTGTGCCTCAAGGTGGATACTCCAAACCCGCCAGCCTTGCCCGCCGGCGGGTTTTTCTTTGCCTATGCCGCCACTTTCAGCGCTTTTACCGCCTGGCTGTCCAGCAGCAGACCGCCGACGCGCTTGGTCATGTAGAACTGCACGTAAGGCTTGTGGCTGTACGGGTCGCGCAGCAGCGTTGTGCCGATGCGGTCTACTACGGTGTAGGCGCGCGCAAAGTCGCCAAACAACACGGCGTACTTGTCCTTGGCGATGCCGTCCATATCTTCGTTTTCGATAATCGGGCGACCAAACAAGGTAGACGGCTGGCCTACCTGTAAGCCAGGCTGCCATAGGTAGTTTCCGTCGCTGTCTTTCAGTTTGCGGACGGCGGCTACGGTCAGCCCACTCATCATCCACACGGCGTTATTGCGGTAGCCCTGTTTGAGCTGGTGGATAAGGGTAATCAGCGCGTCGCCGTTAAAGGTTGTAGCGCTGCCGCTCTTGACCGCTTGCAGCGTGCCGAACGGGCGCGTGCCGTCTGGCTGTTCGTTAATCGGGTAGGCGAGCAAGCCTTTGGGTTTGTTCACGCCATCGCCCGACAGGAAGGCTTTGCCTTCTTCTGCGGCGAACTTGGTTTTCACTTCGTCTTGCAGCCATTTTTCAACATTAAAGAAGGCATCGTCCAAAACCTGCTGCGTCGCGGCGGGATTGGCGTAAATCTCGCCCATAACGGGTGTGATTTCGGCCAATTTGGGCGCGCCGGTTTCGGGGCGTGCGTCGGTTTCTCCTACCCACCCGCTGGCCGCGCCGCCTAAATTCACCACGCGCTTGTAATGTGGCGTGCTTACGCTGATTTGGCTGCATACACGGCGCATGGGGCTTTCGTCGCGCAGCAGCTCCAGAATGCGTTTATCGAGTTGTTCAGGGATGGCGTAGGCACCTGTGCTGCCGCCGCCGCTGTCAAAGGCTTTTTTAACCATCTCATCGCTAATGTCGCCTTTTTTTACAAAACTTAAAAAGGCTTTTTGGTAAGCGTCTTGTGTTTCGCCATTAAATGCCGGTCGCTTCATTTCCAGCAGGCTTTCTTCCAGGCTCTTTTTGGCGTGTTCCAGTTCGCTGATTTGCTCGTTGGCTTTGTCCAGTTTTTCAGACAGGCCGGAAAAAGTGCTGCTCAGTTTTTCATCGTGGGCTTTTTTGAAGCTTTCAAAACGGCTGCCCAATTCGGCAGCCACTTCTTTAATCTCTTTAACGGCGTTGAGTTCGGTCAGTTCGCTCATGGGGAATGTCCTTATGCGAGGTGGGTTTGCAGGTTTTTTAACTGGCCTAATGCTTCGTTGAAAGCGGCCTGTGTGGCTTTCGTTTTATCGCTCGCGTCGCGCGGCAATAAAGCGTTAAGGCCTTCGGCCATAAAGGCTTTGGCCTGTTTGCGAGAAAACCCGACGTCGCGCAGGGCTTTTTCAATCAGGGAAGGTGCGGGTATTTCGCCGCGCTCAAAATAACCTTTAACATCAATAATACGGGCGCTGTCATTGGCCGGAATGGTGACCAGGGATATTTCCAGCAAGTCCAGCGCCTTGATATAGAAAGCGTCCGCCTTTGTATCGTAATCCTTCAAGATAAAACCAATGGAAAGCCCGCTGATGCTGCCCGCCTTTAAATGCGCGTGGATGCGTTTGGCATTGGGGTCTTCGTCCACCAATAATTGCCCTTCCACATACAGCCCGTGGTCGTCTTCTTCAATGGTTTTGTAAATGCCGATGGGTTCGCTCTGCTGGTGTTGCCACAGTACCGGCGGCAGGGCTTTTTTAGTGCGCCAGGCTTGCAGGCTTTCTTTAAACGCGCCTTTAACGACAATATCGCCCGCGTGGTCTTTTTCATTAAAGACACTGGCATAGCCGGAAAACCCGCCGCTGCCTTGCAGTGATTTAACGTTAAGCGGGAAGCTCAAGCGACTGGCCATCGTTATCGTCCTTTGGGTTAATCGGTTGCATGTTCATTGGCAGCAAATAATCATCGCCGCCTTCGCGGGGGTTTAAATCTTCATTGGCGCGGCATTCATTGGCGTTTAATATGCCGCAATGAATGCCGATATTATAAGCGATATAACGGCTTTTTAAGTCGCCCCGCATTAGTGCGGCGGTATTGAATTTGGCGTAATAGTGGCCTTGTTCACGCTCATCCAGCAGGCCGCAAATAATACGTTTTTCAATGCGTGTTAAATAGGGTACGAGGGAATGGTTAACAAAGTTCATGCCCATGTGTTCAATATTGTTGAGTGTCATTTTTTCCATGCTGGCTATCATGTGCGGGGGTACTCTAAATAACCCGCAGATTTGCGTTTCGTTGAGTTTTTGGCTTTCCAGCAATTGCGCGTCATGAGCCGTCATGGAAAGCGGTTGCCAGCCCATACCGCCTTCCAATATCAGCGGGCGTCCTGCATTGGCGCTGCCGCTGTGCCTGGCGTTAAATTGTTCCGACAAACGTACAATCACTTCATCGTCCATCACGGTAGGCAGCGTAATAGCGCCGCTGGGTCTTGCGCCGTTGGCATAAAACCGGGACATATATTGGTTCAGTGACTGGTTAAGACCGATTGCGCCCAGCCCTTGGGTAATCGGGCTTAGCCCGTTAATGCCGTCGATACTGGGCAGGCGCACGTGCCATAGTTCTTTTTGGGTATAGGTTTGCGTTTGTCCGTTGGTATTGACCTCGTAATAAAGCTTGCGCCGTTCGTCCATTTTGGCGGTAACGCTTTCAGGAGCGAGCGGGTGCAGTTCTATTTGCCGGCCTACGCGGGTTTTGTGCGCATAAAAATTGCCACGCAGGCACAGGTGGATAACAACCAGTTCCCAAAACTCTTGCGCGGTCATGTAATCATTGGGCGCTATGCTCAATACCCGTGATAATGGGTGGCCGCTATCAATCTCGCGCCGACCGCCTTGTTCTTTGTAGAGTTTGCAGGGCAGCATGCCGATACTTTCCGATAGCACGCGCACGCAGCTATAAACAACGACTTGTTTTAATGCGCTGTCGGGCGTGACGCGCTGGCCGCTTTCGCTGATTGCGCCACTGCGGATAAAGTCCGCCAGCGCATAGCCTTTCTTTTTTAAGGCTTGCACGGTTTTTTTAACAGGAAGCAGGCGGGCAGGCCATTTCATAAATAACGTATCCCGTATTTTTTAAGATGGGCGTTAAGGTCGATAGTGGGCTGCCCTTGGTAATCCGATACGCCTACCGCCATTGCCAGCGCAACAATGCCGTCAATGCGGCCACTCGCTTTGACTTTTTCAAAACGGCGGTTTTCCTGGCTGTCCATGGCAACGATGGCGCAGGCCGCGTTCCAGCGCAGGCAAGGGTTTTTGGCGACCTTTAATTGCCCGTCTTTAAGTTTTTGCTCCAGCAGTTCAATGGAGCGCGACATCCAGAGCTGGCTTTTTTCCGACTTGTAGAAACCCTGCCCGTGGGGCACCAGGTTAAAGGAAAGGTTTTGCGCCAGGGCGGCGCGGTTCAGCAGCTCTATCCCGTAAGGGTCGAAGGCGATGTGTTGGATATTGAAGCGCTCGTTTAAACGTCCCATGCGCGCGGCCACATAACCAAAGTCAATCATGCTGCCCGGCTCGGCATGGATGTAGCCTTGCTCCAGCCAGACGTCGTACGGCACGCGGTCTTTTTCTTTGTATTCGTAGAGGGTGTCTTTGGGTCGCCAGAACTCAACGGCGGCCAGCCCCAAATCCGGAAAATACAGCGCAAAGGCGGTTAAATCCCGTTTATTGGATAAGTCCAGCCCACCAAAACAAGCCGCGCCCTGGTCGATGTCGTCCAGGCTGAAGTCGTGCTCGCAGCCCAGCCAGATGTCCGCGCCAATCCACGGGTTGACGGCGTCCACCCACTGGCAGAAATTCAGGCGCTTGACCACGCTTTGCTTGGACGGCATGCCTTTGGCTTCGCGCACTTGCCCGCGCAAATAGTCCAGGGTGGGCAGCCCGTAGGCCAGCGAGGGGTTGGCTTTTTCCCAGCAGCTTTCGTCCTGTAACGGGTCGTCGCCTTCGTCCAGTGCGCATATGTAGGCAAAGAAGCGGTCGTCCTGTTCCATGCCAGCGGCAATTTTTTGTCCGTATTCGTGGTAGTGCCAGCACACGCTTTGCCGGTCATGGCCGCTGTTGGTAATCATGACGATGAGCGCGTTTTTGTCTTTTTTAATGCCTGCCCGCATCATGTCGATCACATGCGCGTCTTTGTGTTCGTGGATTTCATCCAGTAAAACGACGTGCGGGCGTGGACCGCTTTGTCCGTCATCGCTGCTGATGGCTTTAAACAGGCTGCCGCTTTCTTCGTGGGAGAGTTGATGGCAGTTAAGGCCGCGTCCGTGCTTTTTGATGCGACGGCTTAAATAGGGCGATTGGTCTACCATCGCCACGGCATCGCGGAACAGTATCTTGGCCTGGTCTTTTTTGGTCGCGGCGGCGTAGACCTCCGCTCGTGGCATTTTGTCCACCAGCATGCCGTATAGGCCGATGGCAGCGGCCAGGGGGCTTTTACCGCTGCCTTTGGCGGTTTCGATATAGGCGACTTTAAAGCGGCGGTGGCCTTGTTGGTCTTTCCAGCCAAACAGGCTGCCGATAATGAAGGCTTGCCAGGGGTTTAATTTGAACGGCTGGCCTTCGTATTCGTCGCCATTTAAATAAAGCACTTGTTCGCAAAAGTCGATAACGTGCCGCGCGGCTTTTAAATCAAATATCAATCCGCGTTTTGCGCCGTCTTTCAGGTCGTTGATATGCCGCTGGCAGGCGCTTTTAACCGGCGCACCCGCCTTTAGCTCGCCTTTTAATACGGCTTTTGCGTAGGCGCTTACGCGGTCTTTCATGGCAGCAGGCGTTCCCACGGCAAGGCAAGCACCAATAAGGCAAGCCCTGCGCAGGTGGCAAAAAACAGCGCCGCATTGGCTAGTTTATGGCCTATTTTTGCCGCATCTTCGGGGTGCATTTGTCCGGTTACTCCTACGTGCGTTTTTGCGCTATGATGGTGGCGCATTCGTTGCTCCTTGCCTTCTCAAGGGGTTTACGGGAAACCCTCGCCAGCGACCTACTGGCGGGGGTTGCTTTTTTCAGCCGCTAAAAAATTCACGTTCGATGGCGTCGCCCTCATCGGGTGTTTTAATCAGGTCGGCAAGGGCTTTTCTCGCCAGTGGCGTTAAGCCAAATTGTTTAGCCAGGGTGTCGGCGCGTTTTTCTGCCCTGTCCCTTAAGCTGTGCAGGGGGCTAATGTTTTGGTAGGTCTCGCCTTGGTATTGAATGTCGCCACTACCGGCTTCCTGTTCATTGAGCCGACGGATTTGGCGGGTAAAACGGATGTAGTCGCTTATCGCCGTGCAGTATTGCGCCAGCGACTGGCTGTCGAGTGTGCTTAACAGGCCAAGAGCGCCTAATTCGCCGGTCAGGTGGGTGAACAAGGCGGCGCTGCTTTCGTCCAGCCAGTCAGGACAGGCCGGTAGCCTTTGGTGGGCAGTGGTTGCCTGCGTATGGGTGGTCTTGGCGGTCTTGCGCCGACCGGAAAAGGCGTTACCGGCCATTTATGCGCTCCAATGTCCGCCAAAGGGCGTGCCGCTGGCGTCGCAGCCGGGCAGCGCCGCGCCGCGCTCCATGCGGGCTTTGTGGCTGTCATGGCAGGGCTTGCACAGGGCTTGCCAGTTGGCCGTATCCCAAAACAGGGCTTGCGCGGCTTTTATCGCGGCCTGGTCGCCCGTCTTGAGTGATTGCCCCAGCCGGTGCGGTTGGATGTGGTCTACCACGGTCGCCGCCGTCACGCGCCCGATTTGCTGGCACAGTACGCATAACGGCTGGCGCTGCAAGAAGGTCGCCCGCGCCTTGCGCCAGCGCACGCTGTGGTAAACGTGGCTATGCTGGCTCATCGCGCTTTAACCCTAGCTTATGCTTAACCCACTGGCTGTAGAACAGGTTGACCAGGTCTGCCCCGTTGCAGGCAATCATCCCGCCAATGCCACCGGCCAATAAACGCGAGTGTCCACCGTCCAAAAGAACCAGCGCCGCGCACATGCCAAAGGTGAACGACGCGCCGCACCTTAAAAGTACGCGCTTGGCAAGCTCGGCAAAGGTAATTCCCGCCACGGCATCCGCTCGCCACAGCTCGCCAGACAGGCCAGCAAGGGCGATAAGGGCAAACATCCAGATAGGCAGGTCGGATAAGGTATGGGATTGATTGACGGGCATAAGCTGGCCTGCAAAATAGATAAAATCTATTGCTTATATCAGATTTGCAGATTTTGTCAATAACACCCCCTCTCCATTTTCCAACTTCGTGCACACAAAGGAGATTGGGGGGTTTATTTCAACGGCGCTCGTAACTTTTCGCCTCCCCCTACCTTGGTTTCGGCGACGTTCGCGGATTTTCTAAAGAGGAAAATAAAGAAATTGCTTGCCTTGTTATACCTCTGGAGTTATAATTCTTTTTAAGGGTTGTTTTGGAGCGCTATTAATGCAAAGCAAAGAAATCATTAAAGAGCTAGAGGCCGATGGATGGTTCTTGCAGCGCATTAAAGGCAGTCACCATATTTTCAAGCACCCAATCAAGACGGGCGCTGTACCAGTACCGCACCCTAAAAAAGAGTTGCCGATTGGCACGATTAAAAGCATCCGCAAACAGGCAGGACTATAACCATGCGCTATCCGATGTTTATTCAATACGGCGATGACAAAACCGCTCATGGCGTATTTATTCCCGATATACCAGGCGCATTCACGGCGGGCGACACATTGGAAGAAGCATGGCAAATGGCCGTCGAGGTTTGCCATATCCAGTTGGAAGAACTGGCAGCCAGCGGCGCACCCATTCCTTATCCGTCTCCCGTAGCCAAGCATGCCAATAATCCTGACTATGCCGGAATGGGTATTGCCATGCTGGATATTGATATTGCGCCGTACCTTGGCAAGACAGAAAAAATCAATGCAACACTTCCCGCATACATTATCCGGCGCATTGATGAGTACGTGACCAAGCGCGGGATTAAAAGCCGTTCCGCTTTTTTGGCAGAGGCCGCGCTGGATAAATTGGCTGCCTGAAATCACTTACCTGTTTTACCCAGCATTATCCGCAAGGTTTCCAATGCCTGGCCGGATTGCACCATGCGCGGGTGACAGTAGTAGATAGTCCAGCCAAGGCGTATCGCGGCATCTTGCTTTTCAATATCGCCGCATGCGCCCTTTCCGGTCACGTGCCGCCCGCCTGTCCATAGCCCGCCCTGTATCTCGCAAGCTATCCGGTATTCAGGAAAGGCAAAATCAAAACGCCAGTCTTTAAAGCCATGCGCGGCCAGCCGTTCGCGCAATCCCTTACCCGCGCCGCCTGCTGCCTTGGCAAACAGGCGGTATTCGCGCTCATAGGCGATACCTTGCGCCTCCAATTGCAAGGCCAGCAGCAATTCAGGAGCGCTGCCGGTTAGCAGGCGATTGCTGGCCGCTGGTTTTGTTTTTTGCCGCGTTTGTGCGGTTTTGGCCAGGTAGGTAGCCACAAGTCTTTTACCCGCCTTAAAACGCAAACCAGCGCCGTTTGCGGGCAGGGTAGCCGGTGCAGGGGTGCGGGTTTGACTTTTTTC